TAGGAAATTCCCTTGTGAGAATATTTCCTCTCTTTATCTGGTGGTGCTTTGCGAGCAGAAACCGTCAGAACATTTCGTTCAGTCTCGACTTCAATATCTTCGCCTGCAAATCCAGCCAGAGCGACTTCAAGTAAGGTTCTGCCATCACTTCCATTGACCACATTGTAAGGTGGGTAATTTGATCCACCTCCTGCAAGAGCCTCAAGTCTGCTGAATGTTTCATCGAATCCAATTGAGTAAGGGGTATAGTGTTCCCATGTGATATTAGTCATTGTCCTTAAATAAGCGACGTGTGCATGTGACCCGTTAGGCATCACACTAGTAGTTATAACCACACCTACAAAAATAGGGGGTACTGAAAACCCCCATGGTTATTACGGTTTACTCTAAAAATTGCTTCCCACCATCAGGGAGAAAAGAAAGATCGGCACCACCTTCTTTTAATTTTTGTATGTAATTTACTAAGACACTTTTCTCTGGAACCATAGCGGAAATTACAGAAGATGGAGACACTCTATGATCTTCATAGGGAGTGAATGGATTCCACCTACGATAATTTACAGTATAATTCCCATTTTCATCTTCATCAGCCAGAGAAATTTTGATAGGATATAGAAGTCTATACCCCAAAAAATTATTCTCTTCTTTGATTTGAGTTATGTTACACACAACATACTCACCAGTAATCATATGTAACACTCTGATATTATGATTTTCTTTCATAGCGGCACAGATAATACTATAGGTTTTCCAGAGTCAGTGTCTTGTGTATTTGTTTCTAAAACATAATCAATACTCTTTTTAGTAAAGAGATCAAAAGCAAATGAGTATCTATACTTACCAGATGTATTTGGATTTACACCATGCTGTAACCAAGATGGAAACAATGCCATAGTTCCAGGAATATTTTTACATTCAAACATTCCATGATACAGACTGAATAAGGGAATCCAATAGTCTGTTGTAGTATTGTTATCGCTAAGCGATATATTTCCACTCACAAAAGTATTCTCATGTAAAGAGTGAGAATGTATCTTTACATTTTCATTATGTGATAATTTTAATGCCCATCCACGAATGAATATAAAATCTCTTGGGTATATTTCAACTCCAAGAGATTTACAATAATCATTGTATGACTTCCATATAGAATTTCTCAGATTCAATAGAAGTGGAGTATCGAAAGAAAAAATATTATATTTTTTCCAAGCATCATTTTCATAACTACCAAGATTATTTTCTACAATAAAGTCTATTAGCAAATTTGCTACAGAATATTCTATAGAATCAAGGTAGATCGACGCATCAATCTCTGGAGCAAATGGTGTATTTGGATTCCAGGTTTTCCATCTGTGAAGTTTTTTGTCACAATCTCGCTGTTTTATAACAAGATCATTGATACTATTCATCAAGCGTCAGTGGATACTTTCTTGCGTCCAATATTATACTTGCTCTCTAGAGTCCAATCATTCTTCTCTTTGAATGAGAGAACTTTGATTTGATTGAGAGGAGCAAGATCAGCAATCTTGTCAGCACTAACCACAGTGATTAGTCCCCAGTCAGATAGCAGTTGAATGATACGATTGCGACGCTGCACATCATTCAATGATAGGTTAGTATTTTTACCGTCAAGAGCAAACAACTCTTTGAAGTGAACGATATAATACTTACCTTGTTTGTGTAGGATATGGCAAGACTGATAGATCTTCTTCTCTTTGCGCGATGCCACTCCAATACGAGTTAGAGTTTCTCTCACCTTGAGAAAGTCATCGGGTTCACCAAGAACCACTTCTACCATATCAGTTTGCTTCCACTGGATTTCAGTTTCGACACTCATCTTTTTCCACCTTTATTCAATACCTTTGTAATATGATCTAGTTGATCCTTGGTGAGAACCCTGAGTGCTTGGAGTGCCTTATCGTCATTATAACCATAATACTCTTTTACTACTTCAAGATAATCAATAGAATCTTTTTTCGCCCAAGGAGAGAAACGCTTCCTAGGTTTCACACTATTTAGCAAAAAGTCGTATTGAAGTTTCTTTGGGAGATGAGGATTTTTATTCATCTCATTGACATAAAGGATAGTGTCAGTGAAAGAACTGAGGCACCTGTTAACAATGTAAGGAGGATAACCTCGCTCAGCATCAGTATCATCATCGAGAATACTCTTCTTAGATTGGTTGATCGAGTACAGGTAGTCTTTTAGTTGGTACGTCATTCCAGTGTCTAATCACTCCACTAATAATAAAAAGGTTGGTAGCCAAGTAAGAAATAAAAATAAGGGTGCGTATGCCAGCAATAATATCTGCTTCTCTATCTGTTCGTCCATGCTTCTCCCCTAATGCCTTCGCCCAAATTCTCCACATTAGTTTAGTTTAGCGGTCACACCGATAACTTTAGCGTTGGGGTTGCGAGCAAGAGCAACTTCCCGTGCTTCCTGATAGTTGCGGGCATAGACCTCTTCAGTAAAGACCCTGCCCGAGACGTAGAGTTTGACTTCATGCTTCATAGTTAGTAAGGACGAGTTCCTTGCGAGACGCTTGATCAGTATTATAACTCCCTACTGATCGCATTGTGTAGGTGTGTGCAAATTCTGCTGCTGTCCACCCTTCAAACCTCTCACGAATGAGTTGAGACGAGTTATAAGATATACATTGAGGACCAACAAACCTATCACACTTGACAGCAAAAAAGTCGTGGTTGAACCCGCTGTGCATATTGCCCCGCTTTCCATATAGATTAGATCCAATTTCATAGGGGGGATCAAGGTAGGTGAAGACTGACTTCTCATCGCTAAGGAGGTATTCATAGGACTTGTTAGTAATTTTCCAATTGCCAATTAGTTTTTGGTATTCGCGCAGTCGCTCGATACCTGCAAGGGAGAAGTTACTGTCGCTTGCTTGCTTGGAGAAAGAGGAGCTTTCTGAAAGCCCAGAGAAAGAACACTTATTAACCACATAGAAGGAAACAGCACGATGGATATTTTCAGTGTCTTCCACAGGTCTCCCAAGATACTCCTTGGCGTCAAGAAATAGTTTCCTTGCGGAACTATGGTCACAGTGCCTTTGTTTAAGTTGGATGAGTATGTCCGCAATTTCATTGCCGTGGTCCTGTAGTTCGCGCCAGAAATTATAAAGTGGTTCGTAAAGATCGTTGACCCAGATATTCAAATGAGGATATCTTTTGGTAACCTCAAGTGCCACCGAACCACCACCAAGAAAAGGTTCATGGTAGTCAGTATAGTTTTTCAGATCAGGAAAATACTGAAAGAGTTTAGTAATTGCTCTACTCTTCCCGCCTGGGTAGCGCAATGGTGTTTTCAGGGATTTCAAAGTCTTTGTCATGATATTTTAGGTATTCCCAAAAGGTCAGTTTCATTTCCTTATGCGTCATGCCACAGTGAGCGGCAGCAGCAGGTAGGTTCATTGTAGCACGAAACAATGCTTCATTTGCTTCTGCTACGTTTTCTGGTGTGGTTTTCACGTATCCACTTGTATTGTTTTTCAGGTTCTTTTTCAAGGCGTTCAAGCATCTCCTCCATCATTAGTGTTTTCGGATCCTTCTCCAGAAAGTTTAGCAAACTCATACTTTTTTCTGCTCGCTTCGTTATCTTTAGGGACAACCCAACGAAGGTTATCCACATGATTGTTAGCAGGGTTGTCATCGATGTGATCAACCACCGCTGTATCTCTAACCCATTGCTTTACAGGTTCTGGAAGACTATCCCAGTAAGGTGCAATAGATGCAGGAGGAAAATCATCGATAGGCATCCAGGTTTCTGCAACAGCACGATGACATGGAAGTGTCATTGTAAGAATACCTTCTGGCATACCTTTTTTGTGACGATGTACATAGTCTTCATAAAGACCTTCTTCAAAGTTAACGTCCCAACGATACTTTACCACAACTCTAGTTCCATCTGCTCTGTTTGCGGTAGAAGGAGAAGGTTTCATAAACTTATCTGTCTTGCGGTTGTACGCTCTTCCGTCTTTGGTAACGTAATAGTTAGGAATTTCTTTTTGATATCTAATTAGAGGTTTCATTATTTCCTCTCCCCATACATTAACCATTTTTCAAACCCCCTTGTCGTTAGTAAAGTCTCTAATAAATTCTGCCATTGCAAGAATTTCTTCCTTAGTAGGATACTTAGGATACTCTGGGAGTTTGATTGGTTCTGGACAGATAGGACAGTTTACTGCTGATGCTTTTCCTTCTTCTCTAAGTGCATCCCACCTATAGTAGTCTGCATCATACTTGGTTTGGATATCACATTTTTCTTGTTCTTGTCGTTGCCATTCAAGGACATCCCTATCAAATTGTGCCACGAGATACTCGCGGGCTTCTTGAAAAAGTTGCAAACGCAACTCATAAGCGTTAGACATTATTCTTTACTGGTAATTGGTCATTGTGGGAGTGTGAGTGTGTACAATCCCGTGTGTCTATTTATAAAAGTTTTTACTTAAATTCACAACCTATAGTTTTAGATTTATCAACAAAAGGAACTTCTCCTTCTTTTGGTTTTGGTATCCAATCATTATATCGGTTACATAGATTACACATGTATTTTCCCCAATGGGTAAGATGTGGTGTTTTTACAATGCGTAAACTTTGGCATCCACAGTATTTACATCCACCACCCCAGTCCCAATCAATAGTGTTTGCTTGATCTAAGAGAAGTTCTTTAAACTGCTCTTCATCAGAATCAAGCCAAGATTGAGTTCTCTTGTCTTCAAATTCTCGTGCTTCTTGTTCCCGTTCTAGTTTTCTTTTTGCTTGATAATCTTTAACAGTAAGACCACCTCTTTCCCATTTGTTACACTCCCTTATAAATCTACGCACTGCTTTTTGCGTAGATGGATCAAGTTCATTAATATTCTTACAGTTTTTAACTGCTTCCTGCAACCAATCTGGAGCTACTGGTTTTTTCATTTGAATTCACAACTCATCATAATTTCAGTAAGACATGCCAGCATGTTGATTTCCTGATCAGGGACAATCTGAATGTCACGCATGTACTTGGCAATGATAAGAACTGCCTCAGGAATAGAAGCAGGTTTCAAGACACCATAGATGCTGTCATAGATCTTACGCATCACCATGCTGGGGTCATTGTCCATGTGTTGGACAACCCAGTTCTTGACATTAGTAAACTCTTTCTTCTTCAGGGACGCAAGAAGTGTATCCAGATTAACATCAGCAACGTCCACAAGGATAGCAGACGTAATAGCACCAGTAGCGGCATACCGCTGGCACTCGTTAATAAGCCTACGCCAATCAGGATAATACCTACGGACAAGCTTAGCAAGAACCTTGTCCTCAAACTGAACTTGTTCATGAACGAGAATAGATTTCAAACGAGTGAAGAACTCACCCTGCAACTGAGTTGCTTGCTCA